CCTGGGCTATCGTCTCCGGCCCATACCCGTCCAGCGCCATGCGCTCCAGCAAATCACGGGACGGTTTTGGCCTTTTCGCCCTGGTATGTAGGAGGCAGCCAACTCTTTTCGGGTTGCAGTCCGGCAGCGGGCACCGCCCACAGAGTTCGGCCTCCTCTGTATCCCGCTCCGTAATCCTGCGCTCCGCAATAGGCTCCATCGCGTCCAGGCTGCGCCAGGGTGCCACCGCTCCGCTGATGCCGTAGGGGTCTGCGGTTATCACAGCTCCTGCACCTCCACCCGAATACATCCCCCGTCCCAAAGCCTATGTATAACCTGCCTGTACCAGCGGTGATCGTCGTCCGGCAGCAGGTATCCCTTGAGCGCGTCCACCACGGCTTTGGCGATGGCAGCGTGGTTGTCAATGTCCAGCCCGTCGTCCCATGCAAAGGTGATGGAGACCGGCCCCCGTACCATCCCGCGCCGCACTCGGGCCTGTTTCAGCGCGGCCAGAGTCAGCGCGTGGAGCTCGTCAGCGTCCTTCTTCCGCTGCGCCCAGTGCTTGCCGGAGTAGTAGGCGTTCAGCCCAAACCGGCGGCAGAAGGCCGACTTGCCCTTCTTCGTGGGCGGGGATGGTATATCAAACCGAATCGTTCCCATGTCCAAGCGCCAGCCGTTCGGCCAGCCCTCCAATCATCTGTTTTATGTCGCCAGGCAGCGCCTGGAACTCGGACTCCTGCTTGGCCCGCTCCTGATAGGAGCGCTGGAAGTTGGAGCCGATGACGCTCTGCACCGTATTGGCGTCCATCTGTGCCCAGGCTTTGAGCTGCTCCGGTGTCCCTACCAGACGGCGGAGCATGGGCGGCAACCGCTCGAACTCCTCCCGGCTGTTGTAGGCTGACCGCTGCACAGCCCGCCATACCATCCCCCACGCCTCCTGCGGGGCCATCTGCGGCCGCTCCGTAAGCTGTCTTATCTTAGCCTTTACCGCGCCGATATGGGGCGGATAGCCCTTGCTGTCCGTTGCGATCAGCGCCTTGACTGCGGCGGCCACAATTGCGGCATCATCCTCGGAAAACATATCTGTCCACAAGGAGATGGTGTCCAATGCCTCCTGCCGCCCCACGTCCCGGTAAAACTGCGGGTAGGCACCACGGAGCACAGACATGAGCTTAATCACGTCTTCGCGTTTCACACGATGCCCTCCTCTCGGGCAATATCCAGAAACACATTTCCGCCCCTCCGCGGGGCCTGCCCGGATTTGAGCCGGTCGAAAATGATGCCTTGCCAGTTGTTCGCCATGCACTCCCCGATCAGGTCAATAACGGCCTGTTCCCCGTAGGTCTCCGCCGCCTTCTGCACCTGAGTCACCAGAGACTGGAGGCCCGTGGGCTTGTAGTCCTGTCGCTTCTCATGCTTGTACCGGATCCAGGCGGCAAAGGCACCCTGTAGGGCAGGCGAGGCACCCGGAAGGGGGGGATGGTGGGTAATTAACATTTGTTCTTTATCTTGTACTTGTTCTTTTTCTTTATCTTGTACTTGCTTTCGCTCAGCCATTGCTTCCGTTTTGCTTTCGATTTTCTTCTCATTTGCTTTCGGCTTGCTTTCCGTTTGCTTTGGCCTCCCCCCGGACTTGCCTGCCTCTGATTTCCGTCTGCTTGCGTCTAGGTTTGGCTTACTCAGCTCAAACGCAATCGCGGCGGAATCAGGCAGTTTATCAAGGTCCGGGAGTATCCCGGTGAGCGCATAGGCGCATATTGCGTCGTATGCGTCACACCGGGCCGCCTTATTACGGATGCGGGAAACAGCCCGGAAGAAAGAAGCGTAGAATGTAAACTGTTCCCTGTCCATAGGTACACCTTAAAATGGCGGTTTCCCGCCATCACCGAATGACTCGCCAAATTGACCAAACGAAGAAGGCTGAGACCAATCGCTAGAAGCGCCCCCAAAGGCGGGAGAGGGCTTTCGGTTCTCTGACAGGCGTTTGAGTTCCGGCACCTTGAAATCTCCCTTTTGGATCGCCTGGATAGAGCGGGTCTGATACACATACAGCCGCGTCTTTACGTCCCCGGTGTTCTTGGCGTACTCCTCCTCGCCTAGCACTACGCCGAAACGACGGCCTACCATATCCCGCAGATTGAACTCGTCGAAGCGGTAGCCGGGGTTGGAGTCTTCCAGGGCGGTCTTGAAGGACTTGAAAAAGCCCAGAGCAGAGGGCTTGTAGCTGCGGCGGAGCTGGATAGGCCAGAATCCAGCGCGGGTAAAGGTGTCGCTGTTATTCCCTTTGTAAGTCCCCTCAGCAAAGTCCCACTCAATCAAGAGGTATTCCTTTTCCTCCACGTCTTCCACGCGGCAGATTGTGGCAATATAAGCGCCGGGCTTGGGATTGTCAAACTCGGAAGCCTCCTGAACCTCGTCCCAGTTGATTTTATTCATGCTCGGTTTCCTCCTTCTTGGGGGTCAGGCCCCAGTATTCACGGATGGTGGTGTCCACCAGCTTCAAATCGTTGTCTATCTCTTCTGGAAACATGTCTATGGGAGATTTTGCGGTGCTGAACCCCTCAGACTGGGTGATGAAGTAGTGCTTGTCTTTCTCGGAACGGCAGAGGAGGACGATGGAGAACAGACCCTCTACCGTCAGTTTCTCGTCCAGCATCTTACCGATGGTCTTGGCTTTCAGCGTGCCGTCCGGGTTGGACTCGGTATGATGGAGGAAGTAGACGATGCAGTCCCTCGGTGTCTGTGTGATGACAAACTGGATCAGGTTACGGAAGTTCAGGGCGATGTCGGTAAACTTGTTATAGCCCGTCTCCTTGGCCCGGTCGAAGAACTCGAAAGCCAGCAGATACTGACTGTCGTCGATGGCATAGGTTTTCAAATTCGGAGCAGAAAGAGACTTAATGATGGTGGGATAGGTCGCGCCGTTGATGGTAGGAAGCGCCTTGCGGAAGGGCAGCGGCTTGGAGGCCACGTTGAACACGCCGATCTCGGCGGGGTCGAAGTTGCGCAGGGCGGTGGACTTGCCGGAGCCGGATTCGCCCAAAACCAAAACTGGGATTCCCATTTATGTACCTTCTTCCTTGTCAAATATTACGGGGCATTCAGCGCCCCGGCTATCAAATGGATAGGGCAAGAACTCGCCGGTGAGGGCGCATTGGTGGCGCTTGAGGCCATCCCGGTATTGGATGTAGGGGCACCACTGGCAAACCGTCAGCCCATTGGGGAAGTGGACGGCCACGGTGGCCGTGCCGGTGGTGTAGTAACGCACGCAGGTCTCGCGGCTCATACATACCGCTCCACTTCCAGCCCGATCTCCAGCGCCAACTGCTCCGGGCAGTCGCGCAGGGCCTTGTTGACCGCGGCCCGGAAGCAATCCGGGCAGAGCCACCGCCCCTCCCACTGAAACCGTGCCTCGCCGTGGTAGACCTCCTGGCGGCACTTCTCACACTCGGAGACGGGGTTGTCCTGCTGCCTGTCCGGGCATGGATTCAAATTCAACATTGACAAAACAACTCCTTTTGCTGATAATAAATCCAGGGGTGTTAGATATGAGATTTACTTTTGATGCAGTCTGTAAAAAATGTGGGAAAGAAATGCAGTTTTCTTGCGACATGGACAACGCAAAGGATCTTGTTTACATTGCTCGATGCCCACGCTGTGGCTATTTCCCTTCAGATCCTGATATCGAGCGGATTTACCACATTATGGACAGCATAGAAACGCTCGAACAAAGAAACACAGCCCTACACATAATCAAGATTTCTCCGAACCTGGGGAAATTGAGTCCAAGATCTCTATAAGCAGAAAGCAGATCTCCTGTTCCGCATGAAGTTTTTTCCTAAGCTCTTCTGCAATGTCATGCTTGATTTCCTCAAATTGCCTTGCCATTTGAAATTTCCTCCTCTTGCCGCCCTCCGGTCTCGCACACCGGGGAGCGGCGCTTTTATTGCTCCGGGATAGTGATGATCGCCCACACATCGTCGATGCTCTCCGCGTCCTCCAGGCCGGTGATCTGGATGGTGAGCGGGCCGGTGGGCGTGGGGGACGGGGTGGTGGTTGCCGCCGGGGTTTCAATGGCTGGCTGCTCCGGCTCCTGGTTCCAGATGATTTCAACTAGTGCAACCAGCGCCAGTAAGAGAAACAGAGCCGCAACGCTTGTAATCAGATAGCGGTTCATAGTAGCCACTCCACCCAGTTCGGCAGCCCGCAGGCTATCACGATGCAGGCGGCAAACACTGCTGCACTCACAGCCTCCCGGCGGGCCCGGCGGCGCTCATATCTTGTCTTGCTCATACCATTCCCCTTCCCTGCACGATGGCCTTTGCCACCAAATCTGTCTCATAGCCCCGCTTGCGAGGCCCCATACGGATTGCTGGTATATCATGCTCCGCCGCCCAACGGTCGCCGCTGGATGCCCGCGGACAGTACCCAAGCTCTCGCGCAACATCGACCGGGGACATAATCCCTCCGTGGCGCTCAAACATTAGCCGACGTTTCTCAGCAATCGCCCGGCTGATTGTACTCTGAGTGTTCATTCCCGTTCTCCTCCTTCCCATGTAACCGCTCATGCTCGTCCCAGGTCATCCCATAGTAAGCCCGGCATAGGTCGTCCATGACGCGGCGTGCATTTGCGAAACGGTTCTCAATCTCCCGTTTCGTGCTAGTCTCGTTGAGCTGCCCATCTTTGGTCATAAAAAATCCTCCAATCTTGCCAGAGGCCGGAGGATGTGATATACTGTCTCCGATACCTCGTAGCTTCCTTACGTGGTGTCATGCCCTGGTCGGTGCGTCACCACTGGCCGGGGCGCTTTTACAAATAAAGGGGATGAAATTGTGGATTTCAAAGTTTCAATCAAGTGTGAAAAATGCAAATGTGTATTTGAACTTCGGCCTGGAGAATTTGTTGACCGTGATACACTGTCATGCCCTAATTGCGGCCAGGAATTAGATTCATCTGTTTTTGTTCGCCTGAAGACCGGAATTTTTGAGTTATCTCAGGTTCCTGACAGAATCCCAGAGGATGGAGGCCTTTTTTCTTTAGACCCACAAAAAAAGCCAAGATTCTCCTTACAAGTCAAAGAGCACAGCATCTTCTCAAATGATTAAATTTTTGCGTCTTTCAACCTTTCTTTTGCCATCTCCAGCAGGCACTCCGCTTGCCGAAAGGATAAGCCTTTCCCGATCAATGGTAGACAAATGCTCCTGATTATTTCATCAATAGTGTCGGCTTTGACGCCCATCAAAATTTTCTCGAAGTCCATTTCTTCACCTCACATTGCGAAAGATATAATCTTGTGTCCCGCCCCGTCAGGGGCGGGTTTCTTTTTCTCCATTGGTGCTATCTTTCTTCTTGCGTTTCCGTGCGGGCCTATCCCGGTATCCCTCGGCGTAACCAGCGATATAAAGTAACGCCTCTTTGGGGAGTCCTGCTAGATTCTCGGCAACAGTCCGTGCATCTGCGAGTTTGCTGGTGTCATATACGGGCATCGTTTCACCTCCCTGCTTGTCCTGGGTATAATATAACATGACCAAGTCAACAAGTCAAGCATTTTCTATGTCTGAGTCATAATTTTCCCTTGACTTCTTTTTTTGTTTATGATTTAATAGGTGCAGACAGGAGGTGCAAATAGTGGAGACCATTAACGAGCGAATCGCATGGTGCGTAAAGGACAGCAACCTAACAAAGACTGCTTTTGCAGAGAAAATCAATGTTTCGCAGTCTTTCATTTCTAGGCTAGTCTCTGGCGAAAAAGTACCCAGCGACCGCACCATTGCCGACATCTGCCGTGAATTTAACATCTCCGAGCTCTGGCTACGTACCGGGGAAGGAGAGCCACATATCCAGAGGGACGAGGACGAGGAGTTCCTCGAAGTCATGGAGCAGATCCACATGTCTGATGATGATCTGATTAAGCGGATTATTAAGGCATATTGGTTTATGGAAGACGACGAAAAAGCCGCCATCAGAAAACTGATAGACGGCTTTACAAAAAAATAAGGCCCCGGTTTCCCGGAGCCTTTTTATCACTTATTATGTAGTTTTTCGAGGACGAGGGCGCGCGTAAGGAGCGATTTCAAATAAGTTTCATTTTTGTTCCGCTCCATGACAAGTTCAATTTCTTTTTTAAGCATTTCAACTTTTTCTCCATTTGGCGTCATTTCGCGCCCTCCTCCCAATTTGTACCTTACCAATATTTTGGTCGGGAATTTTGCTCCCCTTGTTTATCATTATAGAACATTAGTTCTATTTAAGCAATATGTGTTATCACCAAATTGTGGCAGCTTATTTTCTATATGCTAAAAGATTGCTTCGTTGGAGAAGAGCGGATTATTGGACTGTGTTTATGATATGGTACATCAACCTATGATTTCCACACAGAACGGGAATCTAGCAGCAGAATTGTATTTATGGAACCTACCGCCAGAGGTCGGTAAAATAGAGAGGAGAATGGGATATGGAAAATGAAGCTATCAACGGGACTAACCCAGAAGTCGGCCAGACCACTCCACCCGAATCGCCCAAAAAGTTTTGTAAATATTGTGGCGAGCGCATCGACATTGACTGTGTTGTTTGCCCTAAGTGCGGAAAACAAATCGAGGCGCTCAGGCAAGACCCGTCTCAGGTAATTATCAATAACAATGGAAGCGATTACCCCTATAAGAGTAAAACCGTCGCTCTGCTCCTGTCTATTTTCGTTGGCGGTCTTGGGATACACCGCTTTTATGTCGGGAAACTCGGAACCGGAATTATCTGGTTGTTGACTGCTGGTTGTCTTGGAGTCGGCTGGATTATCGACATCATTATGATAGCTGTAGGCAGTTTCCGGGACAAGGCAGGCATGCCGTTGCAGTAAAGAGAAAGGGTAGATATAGTATGCTGGACGAAAAAGATTTGCAGGCAATCGCGGAAATGATGAAGGGGATGGAATCCCGCATCGACCAGAAGCTGGAGAAGCAGAAGCAGGAAATCCTGGACGAAAGCACCAGACGCATGAAACTACTGCTGGACACGGAGGTCACAACCCGGTTTAACCTTTTGGCCGAGGGGCAACAGGCCATCATAGAGGCCATCACACCAAAGAGCGAAATCGAGGAACTGCGGAGCGAAGTATCCGTGCTCAAGCTGGCGATCCGCACCATGAATCAGGAAATCGCCGAACTGAAAAAAGCGCAATAAAATACCGTCCCCGGTGCTACCAACACCAGGGACGGCTCACATAGGGGTGATAAGGTTTGGAGGCCATATCACCCCTCTATTTTAACAGAATAGGGGGTAAAGTCAATGGATTACATCAGAAAAACAGCTCGCTACAATGGGAAAAAGTATGAAGCCACTGGTAAGACCGAGTTTGAAGCCCTGCAAAAGCTGGCGGACAAGCTGGCCGCCGCAAAGCGCGGTGAGGAGACTATAGGCGGCTCCATGACCGTCAACGCTTGGTATAAGCAATGGCTGGAGCTCTACAAGGAGCCAAAAGGACTCACGGCTAAATCGCTGAAAATGTACGATGAAAAGTATGATAACTATATCAAGCCCGCTATTGGTCACTTGAAATTGAAGGATGTTAAAGACGTGCACCTCCAGCGCATCCTTAACGGGCAGGCCGGGCGCTCTGCATCCCATGTAAAAAAACTGCGCATGGTATTGCAGGAGATGTTCCGCAGGGCCAGACAATCCCGCCTTATCCCATACGATCCAGCCGAGCTGCTGGAGTTGCCCACCTATCACGAGGGGAAAAGACGCTCTATCACTGAGGAGGAGCGTAAGGCCATTTTGGCCGTTGCTGAACACCATCGGGCCGGATTATGGGTGCTCACATTGCTATATACTGGCATGAGGCCAGGAGAAACGGCAGCCCTTACTTGGTCAGACGTAGATTTCGAGCGCAACGAGATACACGTCCACACGGCGAGAGAAAGCGGCGCTAACAGCATCAAAGCCCCAAAAACAGAAGCCGGTATTCGGGACATCCCAATTCATGCCGCACTTTTCCCGTTGCTCCAGGCAGCACAACAAAAGCCATTTTCTCCTGTTTTTCTCAACGAGGCAGGGAACCGGCACACTGAAAAAACCATGCGTCGGCTTTGGCTTAATTTCAAGCGTGAATTAGATATCTATATGGGAGCGAAAGTAAAAAGAAACCAGATTATTGAAAGCGTGGTAGCAACGGATTTGACACCGTACTGTCTTCGCCACACCTTTTGCACGGATCTTCAAAGGGCTGGAGTGCCTATTAACGTAGCAAAGGAGCTTATGGGTCATTCCGACATCCAAACAACTGCAAATATTTATACGCATAAAGACGGATACACTATGCACCAAGGAATCGCCCTTCTAGATGGAAGTGGTGGAAAAAGTGGTGGAAATTCAAAGTTGGCATAACATAAATATATTGAGCCGCAATTGTTTGAAGTGGTTGATACTTTCTGATTCCGGTTCTGAAGGCTGGGGGTTCGAGTCCCTTCGGGCGTACCAAAACAAAAAGTCAGGAAATGCTTGTTACATCAAGTGTTTCCTGACTTTTTTATTCCCTACATCAGAAGCATAGAAAACATAAAATAGCATATTCAGGCACATAAGGTGGTGGAAATGGTGGTGGAAATTCCACCGGTGACCTGTGCAAATTGAAATGAATAGTGATACACTTTGGCCGTCAATGCCTTCAGGTCATAAAAAAGGCAGAGGCAACAGCCTCTGCCCTCTCTTTAAGCCCTCACAATGTACTCATAGTAGCGGGCCAGCTTGTCCTCCGGTGCGTCCTTGTCACACAGAAACGATTTTGCCATGTCGGCATAGAAATCAATCTTATCGCCGACACCGTGCTTCTTGGCTACTTTAACGTAGTCACTATAGACCATGTTGAGGGCCGCCCAGAACTGGATGGGGTCGCACTCAATCCCACGCTGGGCCATGACCTGTTTGGCCTGCTCCAGCGTCCAGTGAGCGCCGTGGGTGCCGTCCTCGTTGTCCATATGCTTAGACCATTCATCGGCCATCTCCTTCGTGAAAGGGATATAGCCGGAAGCAGCCCCATAACCTGTCATGTGTTCTCCACCTTTTCTGTACGCCATCTCGTCCATGCGGTAGTCATGGTCAAACTCTCTCGGAGTTTTCATTTCACCTTCGCCAGAGATAGCGAATCCGATTTTGTTCATGGGACGATTCATCTCCCGTCGCTCTGTGTATGCGCTCCCATCCTCCCGATAGACCGGTGGGACGTAAGGGTAGCCGTAGTGAGACTGAGGGCCGTACATCCGGTCATCCCAGTATCGGCTCTCTACCCACATGCCACCATCGTTACGTGGGGCAAAGCGCCCATCAGAGTAACGGCGATAGCCCCGATCCTCCGGCTCCATCATCTCAGAGCGCGGTGCATAACGGCCATTGTCGTAATGCTCCCGGCCATGGCGGTCACGAAACTTATCATCGACATCGTAGTTGTCGTAGCTCCGTCCGTCGTTGTAGCGACGATTGTTGCCACTGGACATGAGCATCATCCGAGTAGATCGTTTCATTTTGACCCCTCCTTACGCCGTAGGGGCGGGTGCAGCACCGCCGTCAATACTGGCAAGATTGTTGCTGGGAGAGCAGCAGGGCTGCCCCAGCATGCGGAACGAGCCGCCGGTGGGGGTAGTCACCACACAGACGGAGTATCGGGTGCGAGTACGGATGCCGCAGGCAGTCACCTGCGCGCAGTTACGCTTGGTAAGGGGATATAGCTCTGTCCCCGTACCAATAGTAATGTACACAGGTGCATTGATGGTAGTTGTGGCCGGGATGGACTGGGCTACCACAATACAATACTTCCCGCCGTTGTTGTAGGCACCGGCAGGCAGATTGATTTCAAGGTTGCCGCCGGTAAAGGTGACCGCCTGGCTTAGCACCAGGTTGTCGCACAGGCGGCAAACAGGCTTACAAGACATAAAATACCTCCAAGAATCAGGGGCGGCAGACATTTAACCCGCCGCCCCGAAATAGTCACGGCAAAGCCGGAAGGTCAACTTACGAGGAAACCTCGTAAGTTTAGCAGCCACAACCGCAGCCGTTGTTGTAGGTCCCGCAATAGGGATAGGGGGCGGGCACCTGGTAAGCGGGCACGGGCATGGGATTGATGCGCCGAATCAGCTCAGAGGTCTGAGCGTCAGACATGGCAGCAAGATAAGAGTTCTGTGCGGTCTGGCTGGCCTGGAACTTCAACGCCTGATTCTCAGACTGGAGGGAGGCGATCTTATCCTGAGTCAAGAAATTCAGGATTTCACGAGTACCAGCGTTCTGGCTGTCAATAATATCTCGTGTGCTATTCTGGATGGTATTCTGGATGGCGCAGGTGTTGGTAGCCATGTTGTAATTCACGCCGTCGATGGCGCGCTGGGTCTGGCAGCAGCAATCCTGAGCCTGAGCGGCCATGTTGCACATCTGAGACTGGACGCCGTTGAAGCCCTGGAGAAGTGCCACATTGGTGTTGTTGAAGCCGCTGGTGATGCTGTTGTTCAGGGCATAGGTGCTGTCGCAGATGCCCTGCTGGATAGCGGAGATACCGCGCTCAACGCCATTGAACGCAATGGCCTCGTTCACATCGGCACGGGTGGCTAGGCCCTGGAGGCCGGGATCGGTGCTGGCACCGCCACCGCCGAAACCACCGAAGCCGCCGCGGCCCCAGCCAAAAATCATGGCGAAGATGATGATAGCCCACCAGCCATCGCCACCCCAAAAGCCGCCATTGTTACAGTTGCCGCCGTTGGAGTCGGAGCCAAGAGCATAGCCAGTCGCAAAATCGTTATCCATTGTATATACTCCTTTGTCAGTTATTACATCGGGGCCGTACGCTCCCCGGATGTTTCCAAAGAGCGGTTTTTTGTCAAGACACCGAAAAACTGAAAAGAAGTGCTCTATTTTATTTCATGGGTATACCTAGTTGTCGTGCAATTTCCTCAACGGAGGTTCCCCTCTGTTTTGCCATGTTTTCCGCAGTCTGGCGAAGCTGCTGCGGGTTTTTCCCTTGAATGAGCCGCATAGCTTGAGCTGCCTGCGGATTCTGTCCAGCCATCTGCTGGAGCATTTGCATGGGATCCCCGCCGTTCCGCGCCATCTGGAGCATGGCCGTCATGGGATTATTCATCGGAGGCATCATTCTTTTTCCCTGCCTTTCCACCAGAAGCGGGCTTTTTCAGCCGTTCTATCTCGTCCTTCAAATTGTTGATGGTGTCCTTCATGTCCATAAATTCATCCAGCGGTGCGAAAGCAGGGGCCGGATTCTCCGTCTGTTGTTCTTTTGCCTGCTGTTGACCGTGGAACTCAAACACATCAGCAGCTCCGGTATTGGTATTAAAGCGTTTCATATAGACCACATTATGAGCGAGGTCGGGGAAAAACATAGGGGCTCCCATGAAGTCAACCGGAACCCCCAGCGCTTCTTCTCTGGAGGCCACAGGACGGCAGAAAAAAGCGGGCTGTGTGTTTACATTCCCTTGCGCCTGAATGGTCTGTGATGGTTGCTGAGTAGGTTGCTGGGGCTGATATACTTGTGGAGCCGGAGCAAACGGGGTAACAGGATTGTAGGCCCCATAAGCCGGGTATGTGTAATTAGGAAACGCCATACTGACGCGCCTCCCTCCCCGCCTCCAATGCGGTTACGTAATCCTCTAGGCCCTCGTCATCTCCCTGTGCCATGTACCACATCGCTGTTTCAGCGGCACAATCACGGGACATGCCAGCGGCTACCATCCTCTCGATTAGAGTCATATCCAACACGTCCTTGTCCATAAAATAAGGAGTCCGTGAGGAGGGCGGCGACGTGTACCAACCCTGTATCCTCACGTCCTCCTATTGATATTGTCGCATAAAAAAACTTCCGCCGGGGGACATTCCAGCGGAAGTTTGGGGGCGTTATGTACCTTTTTGGAGGAATCCCAGCTTGTTTGCCGTGAACTCCACCTTTTCAAAGATGAAGGGCAGGTGCCGGTGGAGCGTTTTCCGGTCTATCCCGCAGCAATCGGCCGTGTCAACCTGCGCTTTCCGTTCCAGCAGATAGAGCTCCGCAATCTGCGTGTCGTCTCTCCCCAGATTGGCCTCGTGGATGGAGCGCTTCATTTCTGAGGTAGTCAACTCCTCTAATCTTCCAGGAAATCGAATCAGCGCTTTTGACACGTCCTGCACCTCATTCTTCCGGCGGCTCTGTGGGCAGCTTCTTCATGGCCTCCACCAGCTTTGCCGCCATCCCATTCCCACCCAACTCCTTGTAGGCATTGTACATGTCCAGCACGTTCTCCATCCCATAAATCGGGATATAACGTTGTTCGGAGTAGTGGTTGTACTCGGCAATGATTTCGCGCCTTAGCAGGGCCTGTACCCCATTCATAAGGGCATCGCTCTTCTGGTTGTCAGATTTGATGCGCTTCCGCTCTCGGGCGGCGACGGCCTCGATAATCGCCACCAAGACCACAGCCGCGCCGGAAATCAGTGGGCCAACCCACTCCATGGGCATCAGCCCTCCTTAGTCATCTGCTTATAAACCTGATTGATACCAGTGGCCGCAAGGCCGCTCACAATGCCAACAGCGGCGGCTGTTAGGTAATCACTGGCCGGGAACTCAGGCATGATGAACATGCCGAGGATGCCAAGCACCGCGCCAAACGCACCGCAAATGATGGGAATCCACTTATTGTCCAGTCCGGTAGCTTTGACCACCTGCCCGACGAGGAAGCAGATCACAGTGATGACTGCTACTCCGGTAATACCCAAAGAAGAAATGTCCATGATATGTACCTCCATCAAATCAGATTCAGCCGATCCAACACGACGGCCAGCTCCTGCCGGGTCATATTGTCGCGGGGCCGGGTGCCGTCCAGTACGCCCTTGTCCTTGGCCTTCTGCCACGCCTCAGCGGCCCAAACGTCCGGGGTATCCTCCGCGCTGTCCGCTCCCGTTTCGCCCTGCCAGGCCACGCCCAGCCAGTCACAGATTCCCTTTGCGGTGGCCTCGGCCAGTTTGTCCCGGTACTTGCTATCCTTGAGATACTCCGTGTCCATCTTGTTGGTATGGAAGCCGTACTCAATGAGCGCGGCGGGGGCGTCCGTCTTGGCGAGCACGGTATACATCTCGTGCTTGATCGGTTCGCTCCGCAGGGCCACCCCGGCAACATGGAAGGCGTTGACCAGTTTGGAGGCCAGCACATTGCGCTGCGCCGTCATAGGCCCTGCGCTGGTGTAGATCTCCAGACCGGACGCGCTCGACCATCCGCCCTCACCGGCCGCGTTGGTGTGGATGCTCACAAAGCAGTCCGGCTGCGCCTGATTGCTGGTCTCGGCTCGCTCCGTCAGGCTGGGGTAATTGTCCGCGGTCTTGGTGAGCACCACGCCCACCCCCTGGACCTCCAGCAGCGCCTTGACGCGCTGGGCCATATCCCAGGTAAACTCCCACTCCTTGTATGTACCGTCCGGGGATCCGTTGACGTTGCCCGGCCCGTGTCCGGGGTCGAGGCATACAGTATGCTTGCTCATAGGCTTGTCCTCCTCTTCCGGCGGCGTCTCAGCGCCGTCCTGCTTGAGATATACACAAATCCAGTTGTGCACCTTGCGGCTGGCGGTGATGCGCTCCCCGCCGAAATCGCACTGGCTGGAGCCGCCCCCGTCCAGCATAACGGCAGAGGCCCAGCCCAGCCCGGCCAACTCGTCCCGCAGAGTTTCCGGCGTGGCTGCGTCTCCGGTCCCATCGCCAGAGCAGTAGAGGGCCAGACTGCCACCACGCAGGCCGATAGCACTGCGCCCCCGCTTGCCTCCCTGGGCCGAGCCATAGGAGGGCTTATCCACCGGCTTGCCGGAGGCAATTAGGGCGGTCACCGCGATAAAGTTATCCGCTCCCTCGTGCTCGGAGGTCATGCGGATGTCAGGCCCCTTGTCCCAGGCGTAGCCCATCGGCCGCCAGGGCGTGCCGGAGAGCATCGCCCCGCCCACCTTAAGCAGCGGGCAGGGGGTGCCGTCTAGGTTCCACATGCCGCCATTGAGCACGTAATGAGCCTTTGTTTCAGCCTTGACCTGAGAGAGCGTCTTGCGGCAGTTGGTGACTCTCAGCTCAATCCGCTCCACGGACGAGAGCGGGACATATGTAATGAGCTTACTCATGGTCGCCTACACCCCCCCCTCTAGTAAAACATCTTCGTCTGGCATTATAAAATAGAGGTCTGTCACTGTCGGTGGAACTCTGGTCAGTGCTGCCGGAGACCTTCCGTTCGCAGTCGGTATTCCAATCCCGGTTTCAGCTCCATAAACGGCCCATCCGACATCGGAGGAAATCCCGAAATAAATGTATTCACCCGGTTGCGCTTCAAGGTCATAGGTTCCCCCTTTGTAAAGCGTTTGTCCATCAATGGTGATGCTATAGACCCCATCGGTTACAGTCACACCTACTGTGTGTGTGGATGCAACCGGAATCTCCCCCACCATCTCCGCCATTCTGCGAAATGTGGTGCCTTCTGGTACCTCCACGCCCTTGGCCGTGAGGTTGGCCTTTAGGGTGTCCTTTGTAGCGCTGAGATAGGCCAGCTTGTCCGCGGTCGTACCCATCAGACTACCTCCCCGTTGATTGCATCCAGCGCGGTGTTGATGTCACCCACCAAGCCATCCACGTACTGCTTGTTGGCGGCGTCGTTTGGACTTCCCGGCAATGACAAGTTTTTGATCTGGCCGTTATGGAAAATAAGCGACTTCTGATCATTGGAGTTCTGACCGAAAATGATCGTATCTGCGAGAACTCTAAGTCCCCACGTGGAATCAAATACAACCTGTGCTCCGTTTTCACTCCCAATATATAAGGCACTCCCACTAGAACTATCTACCCCTAATATAAGGTTGCCAGTTACTACGCCGCCAGCCAGCGGCAGGAATGGAGCACTTTGCATACCAGCCAGAGCGGTGTTAAACTCCTCTTCGGTTCCGGTATATCCTTTCTCTTTTGCCGCCTGATAGGCGGACTTTCCAGGTGCACCATCCTTGCCGTCTGCCCCTGGAGCTCCGTCCTTGCCAGGCAGGCCCACCCCGGCAACTTTTTTGCCGTTTACAACGATAGCCATGTGCTACACCTCCACCCATTGCCACATGCCGGGACTGTCGGGCGGCCACGTACAGGGAATCATGTCCCCACCCTCGGCAACCTTGTAGACCTTGCCGTTGTAGCTGTAGTGCTTGCCCGCGTGGCAGTCCATGCCGTACACCCACGGGATGGGGTCGTCCGCTGTGCCAGCGTGCTCGCGGTCAATAGGCCGGTAGATGGCGAGCATGCCGTCGTCGTGCGGGGGCATCTCCTCTTGAGGAGTTACCGCCTGCACCACCCGGTAGAGCTGGCCGCCGTCGTTGAGGATACGGCCCGCAGGCAGTTCCTCGCCGTCTGCCAGTACCACCGCCCAGGTGGGAAACAGATCGGGCATGTCCAGGGCGTAGGTGTCGGGGATAGCCGTGCTGGTGGCCGCATAGGCCCTCATAGCGGCGGCGTATTGCGGAGTTAGTTCAGGCTCCGGCGGTCTATTGTCCGGGGCGGCCTGTCCTGTTTCGGGGTTGTAGCGCCACCCCTGCTCTACATCGTCCTGTACCTCTACACAGCGTCGTGCAAATGCCTCGCTATACCACTTCTCCGGTGGAAGTGCGTATTCCGGGATGATTTCGCGGACAGTGTTATCCTCATTTAAATAGACTGTTTTCATCAAGAAATACCTCTTGCGTAAATCGCCACATATCCATCGCCGCCTTTGCCACCTATGCCGCTGGGCTTATACTCGCTGGAACGAAAAGTCCATCCCGCTCCACCACCTCCTCCGCCACCACCGCGGGTACCGTTTTTACCCATTATTGCATTGCTCTGGCCGGTAGCTCCAGCGCCACCATTACCGGCTCCACCGTCACCGCCATTTCCGCCGGGAGTTGGCGGATCATTAAGACTAGGATTGCCCCCTCCGCCACCTCCGCCACCGAAAGGTTTAAACCCAACAATAGAAATAATAGGCCCAGCATTGCCATCGCCATCGCCATTGTTATTATGGCTACCACCACTACCACCTATCATGAGCCAACCAGGAACAATCTCATTGGGGGCGTAGCCACCACCCATGCCACCAAGATTGGCTATTCCACCACTGCCACCAGGTACGGTAATACCAAAAGCGCTACTGCTCCCACCAGCGGAGCCATTATTAGTGACGGACGGTCCCAAAGAAGAGACTGCACCAGCTCCACCAGTTCCAACAACAATATTATTGTTTTGAATTGTACTGCTATCCAAAACATGGAAACACGCTACGGCCCCACCCCCGCCGCCACCTCCACCGCGCTCTCCACTCGAACCTCCGCCTCCTCCAGCACCAACCACAACCACAAAAACATCTGTATATTTGCGGTCGAACGTATGGGTGTAGCTCCCTGGTGATGTGTATTCCTTTATCAGACTATATCCGATTGAGCCAAGCGCCTGTTCAACACTCGTGTCCACATACTGCTTGTTGGCGGCATCTGCGGAATCAGAAGGAGCGGCCAGATTGGCTATCTTGTGCCCGGTCATATCCGTGTTTGCTTTAAGTGCAACACCGCTCTCAGAGGTCTGTAGCACCTGCGTCGTGTTGTTGACCAGATTGATGCCGGAAGTGCCGACTGTGATCGCTGCCGCTCCCTCAGCCAGGGGGGCCTCAATCCGGATATTCCCGTTTGGCATCATCTTGATTTGAGCGGCAGAGCCCCCGTGCTTGATGGCCTTGTCCGCCGGGATGGTGATATCTCCCTGCATCGTCCCGCCAGTCAAAGGCAGATACTCGCCTCCGCCCTTTTGGGCCAGCTCGTCGATCGCCTCTTGCACATTGGTGGCCTCCAGGCCGCTGCCCGTGTTGCTGTAGCCCACATATTCGGCGGAGAGGTCGCCGCCCTCTCCGTCTTCTGTCACCTCAATGGTGTACGGCCCTTCGCCCAGGCTCTCCCCCATCTGCATCGTGCCGCCGCCGGGTATTGAGAGCCAGGGCGCAGCCGTGGCGATAGCGGCTAACTGGGCGGCGTACTGCTCCAGTGTGGTGCCCGACGGCGGTTCTACTCCCATAGCCTGTAGTGACGCTGCGATACTTGCCTTAGCGGCGGACAGCCGGTCGATTTCGCCCTGAATACTCATACCACGCCTCCAATCAGATTGCCGCAAGGGCCTCCTCAATGTCGCCCGTCAGGCTCACCGAGCCCCCAGTGGTGTAACCAGCAGGGACGGCAAAGGAGGTTGTGGTCAAGCCGTCAATCTCCCCGGAGACCGCCCCATTGTTTGCCATTGAGCCAGTGACCTTCGCGCCTTTTGCGTAAGCGGTCTTGCCATTAAGGATATCCCCGGCAACCGCTGTGCCGTCAGAGGTGTCCACATAAGCCTCCGGGATGGCCGCTACCTCAACGGACGTGAGCACCTTCCCGTCCGTAGGCTCTACCGTTTGGACAGACTTGTTGGGCGTAACACTCTTCGTCTCCGGGGTGATCTGCACCTTTCCTGTCCCGCTGTGATACCCCTTCGGGATGGTGTAAGACAGTTTTTCCGGGGTCAGTGTTTCAGTCGCCGCCCCATTGTTTGGCATGGTACCTGTGGTGGTCTTGCCTGCCTTGTCCACAAACACCTTGCCAGTCAATACGTCAGCGGCGGTAGCCGTAACGGCGGATACGTCCTGGTAGTTCCCGGGGATGGCGGCTACTGTCACATCGGACAGGCCATAATAGCCGGGGTCGGGCGTCACATTCTGCTGGGACTTGGTTGGCGTGACAGTCTTGCTCTGGAGGTTATAGTTTCCGCCACCGGACACCCCTGACACCGTGCCACTGCCGTTGTGGTAGCCTTTGGGGATGGTATATGTATCGCCCTCTTGGACAGTAGCAGATACCGCTCCTCTGTTCTCAATTCCATCAATTTCCGTTGCCAGCTTGGTCAGATCGTCCGTGCTTGTGCCGATGCCCAGTTCAACGGCCTTTGACCTGATAGTGTTCCGCGCTGTTTGGATTCTGCTGATTTCAGTTGCTACACTCATACTTTCCCACCTTTCAAATTGTCCCTAACAGGATTTCGATATTGCCTACCGTCTCCTGCACCGCGGCTGCGGTAATGGGGAGCGTATTATCACCCTCGTCAAAGCCGCTTACTGTGTCCACAGATAACGTCCTTGTGTCTCTGTCCAGCTTTAGCCCGTGCCCGATGTTGTAGGATGTACCTCCTCCACCCTCCGGTAAAGGGATATCCGACGCCTCGTACTGGCCGCTATCCGGGTTCCAAATCTCCCAAAACCCATCCAGGCCGGGCCTCGGGGGATGCTGGTTTAGGTCTGTAATGCGCTCCTCCATCTGCTCAAATTCGGAGGGCAGGGGAGGTGGGAAAGCGTCTACGGCGTTAATGGAGTCATGAACCGTTGCGTAGAATATATTACTGTGCCGCACCTGCTCCCCGAGGGTGCCTCTGACTTGCATTAAATACTGGCCGTCATCAGCCAGCACGGAGGCCGTCAGCAAGGCGGAGTACACTTGCCCGACGCGCTGGAGCTGGATAATATTCTTCTGACCGCTCTTCTCCACATCCACCTTTAAGTCCCACTCGTCTGTGAGGTCGGTGGAGATTTCGAGGGCTACAACCTCATTGTCGCCCTCAAACCCGAGGCAAAATTTAGGCGGGGTACAGATATACCAATCCGTCATGATGAGCATTATGTTTCGCCCCCGTTCATCAACCGTTCTGTCACTTTGCCGTCCTCCAGCTTGTACCGGGGGATGCCGTCCTCGGTGTAGATGGGCCGCGGGAAGTAGTGACCTTGAGCGTGGTGGTATTTGTCTCCGTAACCTCGGTCAATCTCCGTGCCCCAATCCCCGCTCACAAAGGCGGAGGAATTGACGGCGGTGATGCGGTTATGTCTATCGGTTTGGACATAAACAATATAGTTTAGGTCAGGTGTCATTTCGGCCATAATGTACTCCCTTATAGTTCCGCGGAATTATAATATAGGGTTTGTGCGTTGATTTGGAGTTGACCTTGCGTCGGGTCAATGCGCATTGTCGGGCGGCAATCCACTGCTTTAGCTGGTCGTTTATCGGCCGCACTGTAAAGTTGAAAATACCTCTGGCATTTCGCTAGCTCCTCGGCATAATCCGGCGTCTCGAAGAGCTGCCAGTTGCCTTCCTCGTTTTGGTAGGCTAGAGTTTGGCCGGAGCCAAGTTCTAGCTTGCCTGCAATCAAATTCTTTTCAGTATCCGTTAAGATTGAAAATTGAACGTTTCCACCGGCCAAACCAAGCACTGCAATAGTAATGCCGTTTCCCTGATAAGCATTGATACCTATATTTTCGCTAGTCGCCACAGGGATTGTAACAGTACCGCTAAACAATCCATCCGTTGCTAATATCGAGGCGGTGACAACTTCACCCTGATCAACATTTTGCGTGATCTGGAATAGATCACCTACATTGTTGAGTGTCAGATAATCATGGGCAAGCGTAATTACAGATCCAGGTTTGCCGCATTTCCAGCAATCAAAAATAGACCCATATGACGTACTATAGCTCGTCTTCCCCCTCTGGTTAACGGGAAACGACCCGCCGCCCTGCTGGGAGCCTCCGCCCACGAAGTACCAGTTATCCAGCAGGTTCCGGCGGGTGCTGGAGCCCAACAAGGCATCGATCTCCTCACCGCTGTATTTGCTGGTGTAGTATTCGGTTGGTTCTTCTGCCGCTTCTCTGGCTGATAATTTCCGCTCAAGTGCCGCTACACGCTCCTCCAGAGTCAGTTCCATTTTCTCACCTCACACAATTAGCCGACGGCCAAGCTTGTCCAGAACAACGAGGCCATTTCTGTCTTTCACGGGGCCAGATACCTTTTTTTTAGGTGCGCCATAGTAAACAATTACACATCCATCCGCTCCGTCTCCGCCAGCTCCTCCTTTACCACCATGTCCACCAGAAGAACCATCCGCGGTTGTGTATTTGGTGTATGTTTCCCAAAGCTGAATACGAGACCCACCGCCGCCGCCGCCACCGCCGCCGCCATTTCCTCCGTCTCCTCCGCATCCGTATAGCGTAGCTATAGACTTTGAATCGCCTGATGCTCCGTTTCCTCCAGATCCGTAAGAAGATGGATTTTGGTCGTTTATCCCTCCTTGCCCTCCAGGAGAATTATAAGAAGAGCCACCGCCACCACCGCCGCCGTATCCTTTTTGCCATGCAATTCCATAGTTTGGACTTTTGTTTGTCTTATAACGATATCCAGGAACGTCTTTAGGGTTTTCTGTGTAATTATTCCCAACAAGTTCTTCTATACGATACTGTGAACTTCCAGACCCAACAAGTGTACAAAAATAATTAGGGCTTGTACCTGTTGCCTTTATGGTAGCAGATTTAAAGTCGCTTAGCCTCCACTCTCCAGTTTTTGTGTCAAAAGACGACTTTGTATATCCAGAAATTGTTTCTCCGATTGTAAAGCTTGCGGATGAAGATCCCCCATCAACTTCACGCCAACTGTGCGGTGTAGAGCCTCCACTATAACTTCCGGCTTTGCCCCCAGCGCCACCAGGTATATCTCCTGAATTTTCTCCACTGTCACCTTTCAATAGTTCATAGGCAGTTGATTCCCCTCCGTTTCCTCCATTGGCTCCATCGGCTCCGATGTCTCCTGTTTTTGCATAAGTTTCTTTTGTTATGATGTCTGTGTATCCGGCACCTGTCGAATCTCCATCACCACTTGAATAAACCATCCCACCTATCGAAATAGTTGTTTCTGTCCCGATAGATCCTTCTGCCCCATTAGCTATCCCTCCAGTTCCTCCAGCCCCACACTGGAATTGAAGGGTCCTATCATCTCCGATTTCAAGATCTACTGTAAGAAATTTGCCCCCTCCTCCTCCGTGCCCCCCATTTCCACCAGATCCACCTTTCCCAAAAACTCCAATGCCAGTTCCGCCATTCGAAGCACTAGCAGATGCACCATCATCACCAGGTTCTCCGTCCATTCCGGCTTGACCTCCGTTACCAGCTCCGATTACGACAACACGCACATTTACTGCCTGATCAGGTATTTGCCATGTACCGCTACCGGACAAAACAATTCGATTTTCTAATATCTCAACGTCCTCCGTCTGCGGTGGCTTATATCCAACAAGCATTTTTGAAGTTGACTTTAATGTATTTGAAATGTTAATATCTTCTATTTCAATGCAGGCCGTAACTGGTTCTTTGTTATATGGGTCCCACGTCAACACACGGTTTCCTGTTGATTCCCCTTTATAGACAACTGGTGCTTGGATAGATTGAGCATGCTTATAGTAATTTTTCATTCGGTCTGCGACAGCCGCAGAGTTTATGAGCGATACCAACGTAGCATTTTCAACCTTCTTTACATTCGGCTCTTTGGCTGAAACAATATCACGTATGATTTGGCTTTTGTTGTGTGTATACTTTGTTCCAGTAAGCCTTCCGGAACCTGAAGATAGTTTTGCGTAGTTGGCTCCACTCTCTAAAATAGTAAAGCCAGATGCGGATAGATTAAAAACAGGCTCTTCAAATGTGATAATACTGCCTGCTTCTGTGGCCCCTTCAAAAAGTGTAGATGACTCACCAGATTTTATATATTGGTGTTCTGTAACAATTACTTGGGTTACTTTGGCCGCGTTAGTGACGCTCGGGCCCTGATACATTCGGTCTAAACCAAGGTTCCCGCTAATTCCATCCCAAAGGGCCGCAATCCGAAGAACTCCATTTAGATCAGTTCGAATAGTTGCGCCAATTGCAAATAGAACCTGTGACAAGTTATCCCTTGCCGTAGCGATAGGTAACCAACCATACAATTTTATGTCTGCTAAATTTGTTTTTATCTCGTATGGTATTGTGCCGCATATGGAAGCAAGAAGTTCGGATGCAGTCTCTCCAGAGTAGATTCCTCCATAATGCTGATTTTCAGATAAAAGCCCAATTGCGCTTGTTGCAGATATCTTATATGTATTAGGGCCATTCCGGTCAATGGATTTCACATAAAACACACCGGTCTGAACGCCATCATAAAAATAAACAATTGGAGCGTTTCTCTCAAACTCTGTAATTGTTCTGTCCTCAGTCTCAATTACGACTGATAAGGTATTGGCTTCCAGAGAGGAAGATAGAAGAGATGTTGCAATATGAAGATTTCCGCTTTTAATTTTGTTGCCCTCAAAAACTCTGTCGCCATACACAATTTTGTTTTTGTTTGCCATCGCCTATCCTCACTTTTTACGGCTTGACCTGTGCGTCTATCGGGACAAAGCTTACCTCTATTTCTCCCCAATAATTTACGCTACCTTCTACCTTCTCCATGTCTTGAGATGCGCTAGTATAATACGCCTCGTAGGAGATGGTTGTCTGTCCGTCCGCTGCCTCCAACATAACGCTATCATCGACTGAGTGTTGGTACAGATAGTCCCAAAAGGTATCCAACCCTTCGTAATTGTCTCCTCTGCGAAACACTGTAATCTTATGACCAAGATAGGTTCCAATAACATCACGTATCATTCGACCGGAAAGCACTCGGCCAGCATTATCTCCATCTAGCACATTGAAACTTCGATTATAAGTCGAAATTGCAACATCTGCATCAAACTCAATGCCGTTCAATTTGATATAGCTCATTTAACCCTCCACCAAATTTACGCCGATACGCTGAACTTCGCTCTGAGTTGCTTGATAAGATACGCGACCAAGCACCTGCTTGTCGATTTCCAAGATAGCTATATTGGAGCCGCCACCACCATATCGCTGCATCCCACGGGCAACAGCGGCTTCAATCTCAGATGTTGGAGCCTCTATATTTGTCCCGCTCTTTTGATCTCCCAGTACGGCGAGGAACTCTCTGTTAGGCGGTATGACCGCGCCTTTTGCAAGGGCAGGAACGTCATCAATTGAAAGCCTTGGTACTGACATTCGGCCTGAGCCGGATCTGGCTGAAAAGGAACCGCTACTTGTTTTTCCGCTACTGTTTAATGCTTTGAGCGCAACGCCACCGCCTAAAAGGGCTATTCCAGCCAGCAAGAAAAACGGATTAAGCGTCATTGCTCCGATTGCCACTAATGCAATACCAGCGAGCAGGAGCGCCGTAGATACCCACTGAGATACCTGATCAAGCTGCAACACTTCAACCCAACTTTTCATTTCAGTGCTATTGGATGCAGCTAATGCCGTACCAGCAATAAACAACCCAATTCCAGCAACTAGCAAGGCAATGCCGATCCCCTGCATACCTGGAACCAGAATCAAAACGAGGCCAATTATTGCAATGTACGGCGATATCTCTACCATTGCCGCGGACAGTGCAGAAACGATAGTATCAATTAGCGATTCGCCGCCATCCATTTCCATCTTGCTAAATGCAAAGATCGCAATACCAAGAACAATTAAACCGATTCCTAGGGCAATTTGACCTGCAACCAAGAGCACTATGCCAATTATGGCAATCCATGGGCCAATAACTTCTGCGGCCTCTTGCAATCTCGTTAGGATATTTTGTATAAAATCCCCCTCATCGCCTGCGGCTTTACCCACGGCCCAAATCGCCGCACCTGCAATAATGAAGGAAATACCCATTAAGATATTCCCCATGATTACAAGGAGAACACCAAGAACCGCGATCAGGGGGCCAACTACTACAGCCGCCTCCGAAAGTCTTGTTTTTATGTTTTCAACAAAATCCCCCTCATCGCCTGCGGCTTTACCCACGGCCCAAATCGCCGCACCTGCA